AAAACAATGTCCATAAATAGAAGCATAGTTTTGAGCCTGTTTCATTACAGAGTCAAAATGGTTTCCATCTAAGTCAGAGTCTTTTAAGAATGATTCTAAACTAGGCTCATCAGCCATAGCACCAAAATCTCTTGAAGCTTTTACTCTAAATAAAAATGATGAGTAAATTTGTATGATGTTTTTACAATGGTTATCACATGGAGTATTACCAAGTCTTTGATTGTACTCGTTATCTAATTCTAAATTATATCTGTTTAGGTATTGACCCAATGTGTAATCATAACCACCATTAAATGATCTTATGTAATATTCCCATTGATTAACATTTTCTTTGTAGTCTTTGTGGGTCTCAAATGCTTCGTCTCGTGAATATGCCATAATCTATTTCATTGTCCATCTAGTTGGTCTTGAACTTGGCATCTGAACTACTAAAGGTTTTATGTAATCAATCATATAGCCTAAAGCATCATTCATATGGTCAAATCCATCTTCTTTGTTAGGAATATTTGTATCTTCCTTGTACGTTTGTCTTTGTAATCCTTTTATCAATGTTTTGCAAGATTTGGAAACAAAAATATGTCTGTTTCCATTGGTATCTTTGAGTTTAGAGTTCACAGCATTTATTCTATCTCTTACTGCTGGATGTCTTGTTTTTACTTTAACATGGAAGCCACCATTTTGTAATATTGATAAGTCAGTTCTTCCACCAGCACTTGTTTTCCTTTGTCTTGAAGCTGGGTCAGGATAGATTGTTATGTGCATCTTAGTTCCATACCTATCTCGTATCTCTTGCACCATTTCATCAGTATTACTTGAATAAATTACTATCTCATCAACAATGTATATCTTATCTCTTTCTATCTGAGCCACGCAACATGACATTGGATTTACGTTAAAGTCCATCCCAATATGTAAAGGTTTTGTATAGTCTATTGCTTTTTCTACAACAGACTCAACAGGATGAAAGTTATAGTAGATAGACCCAGCATAATTTTCAAATGTACCCTCAAACTCTTGTCTAAATGTTCTTTGATCTAAGTCTTGTTTTGCTTGTTCTATTTCTTCTTTAGTGACCATCCCACCATCTAATGTAGTAAATTGGAAGCTATCCCACTCA